TCTTTGCTGTTTTTTCTATACCTCTTGATGTAAAGTAAAAACCTAAACTCATTATAACTATCTGACCAAGCAAGTCTACATACTGATTAGCTATGTTAAATTCTCCTATGTTTCCGTCTATTAAAGCAAATAGAGTATATAGAACTAAAGAAAATATAGTAAGCATAGGGCGTATATTCTTTGACAAGAAACTATCAGATGCCATATCTGCAGCGTGACGATTTGTTATTTCTCTTTCAAGATCAAGTTCAGCTTTTATAAATATCTCCTCCATCTCTTTTTCAAATTGAGCTTTTTCAACTTTACTAAAAGTATGTTTGTCTATAATACCAGATATTTTTTCTGCTATACTACCTCCTGCTCCTCCAAATAGTTTTGCTAAAATATTTTTCATAACTTATTTTTAATATAATTAGTGTTATTATTATTGTAAAAATGTTTAGATGACTTTCGCCACATAAACCAAAAAGATGTTTTATAAATTCCATAATTTAATTTTTCATTTTAACCTTACTTTCGTTTACTTCTAATCTTGATATGTCTTTTGATTCAGATTTAAACGAATTGTTTGAATTGTTAGAACTATTAGAACTGTTAGATTCGTAAGTCTTATGATTTGAATAAACGTTTGTGTTATATCTCCAGCCATTGTAATAATAAGAATCGTAAAAATTACCGTAAGAAGGATATATTGTTTGATATATATTAGGTCGTATTCTATTTATTGGTATTAGTAATGTATCTCCTTCGGAAGTAACTGCCAAAACGTGCTTTATAGTAGGTTGTGGTGTGTATGTTCCACACCCTGTTAGTATTAGTAAACATATAATTAATTTTTTCATTCTTTTGATATAATGTTAACTGTTTCTTGTATTTGTTGTTTTGTAGCTTGTATTTTAAATGATAGGTCAGCTACATACTGCATTCTGATTTTACCATTTTTATCTATGATAGCAATTACTGGAACTGCTGTTATGTTTTTTCTTATGTCTGCTGGTTGGTCTTTTAAGTAACTAAATTTAATTACAGCATTTTTTATGCTTGATAAATCATAATTGTTTTTATAATTCCATTTTGCATTAATTTGTAGAACAGTTGTTTCTTGTGCATTTAACGAACACACCAATAATACAAAAAGAACATATAGTAAATGTTTCATCTTCTAAATACTTTAATTTCTAAATCTCTAATTGATTCTTTATTTTCTTGTATATCCTCTTTTAAATTTTTTGTGAGGTTATCAATTTGTATAACGTTAGAACGTATTAATTCGTCTTTAAGCTGGAACTCCATTCTTTGTACAAATTCATCTCCACTGAAAGAATCTATCTTGTTTTGTAAATCAGATATTTCGCCTTGTAATGTAAACCACATACTTGCAAGAGATACAGCACCTCCTACGATCATTGCAATAGTTTTTAAATCTAATTGTACGTTAGTATCTTCACTAATCTTTGTTGCCATTTATTTGTCTATTTGTTTGAGTTTGTTTATCGCCCAGTTAATACCAGCAGAACCACCCCACGCATCCCACATAAGACCCCCACATCCTTCTGAATAAGGAACGTCTTTATGTTGTTGATGTCTTTTAAATGATGCCATTCTTGCTATAGTATCTCTTGTTATGTTTTGTTTTTTTGCTATTTGTGATGCTCTTTTTTTTCCTGTTGCTTCTCCACAAGAACCCCATCCATTTTTTTCTACCCATTTTAAAGCACGTTTAGCGTTGTTTACTGCACCTTGTGGGTAATCGTTATATGATTCTAATTCTACCGAACCCTTAAAAGCATCATAACACATTGCTATTGCTTGATCTTTTTTGTGATATTTCATAAGTTCTGGAACACAACGCATCATAAAATTCTTTTGCTGTTCTCCTTGCTTTTTTTTAGGTATCGGCATTATTATAAAATTTAAAATGTAATACTATAAATACTACATAAATGTTTAACTCTGTAAAGTCAGTATGCTCATCTTCTGGCAAATAACTAAAACCAATTAATATGCCAAGAGCAAACCTTTCAATTATAGCAAATTCTACTTTTTTCATTTACAGCTTTTACATTCGCCTGTATAAGTGTAGTATCTGCCTTTGCGTTTTATTTCTAAAACTTGTTTTCTGTTTTTCTTTTTATTCCAACTAACGTGAATCCATTTAGGTTCGCCTTCTTCATTAGGATATTCGTTTATTAAAACATCAAAGTCTAAATTGTCTTTAATGTAATGAAGCATTTCTAAATTAGTTTTACCTCCTAAAGAATCTAAATCAATAGCTAAACCGTCTTTATGGGCAGATGAAATAGCACCACCAATTCTTGAATTTAATTCTTCTGATCTATAAAAGCTGTTGATTCTTATAGGATGATCTACCCATTCTCTTAATGGCTGAAAGATTTTTTCTGCTATTAACTCCATATTTTCAATATGTTCTTTTTTAGGTTTATTTGATATACCTAAACGTTTTGCTGTTTCGGAACGTACTGCTTCCTTATAGCTTATGTTTTCGCTTATTTTCTTCATACATTAAATACCATTTGTGAGTTGTGTACAGGATTGTAACTGTAAGTAGTATTATTTTTAATACCATATCAATGTTTGTAAAACTCAACGTAAAAGCTGAAAAATTTATTGCATACAATTTCATATCCTGTAAACTCATTATTTATCTTCTTTGATTTCTTCATATGACCCATCTTTTAGGTCTATGTTTATTTTGCCGTATTTTTCTTCTAATGATTTCTTTGATTCTTCTTGTTTAGAAATTTCATCAGCGTACATATGGTTTAAGCTATGGATTTGTGTACTTAACAAACCTATGTCGTGCTTTATAGCATTTAGCTTACCTTGTTGTTCTTGTAAATCTTTTAATTCTTCTTTTGTAATTTTTGACATTTTATTAATTTTATGATTAAGATATAAATATACTAATTTTTACATTTACATTCTTGTTTCAATTTGTCTACTTCTGCTTTTAGTTCTTGTATTGCTTTTATCATAGGGGCAACTAATTGTTCATAAGACATTCCGTGAAAATCATCATACTTGTCAGTTTTTTGTATATCTAAACCTCCAAACTCATTTTTATTAACTCCGTGTTTTTCTAAAGTTTCTGCAACTTCTTGAGCAATTAAACCTTGATGACTTCTTTCATCTTTTATGTTTTCATCTCCTTTTTGTCTTTTACCATTAATCCATTTATAGCTAACAGGGTTTAAATCATTAACAAAATTCAAACCTAATTCAGTAGATTTTATTTCTGTTTTTTCTCTAACATCAGAAGTTTGTATTGTTCCATTGACTGCATAAACTGCTATCCATCTTCCTGATGAATAACCTAAATAAGAACTATTGTCTGCAACAGTTCCGTTATTATTTATTGCATATACAGAACCACCAATATTAATTCCATTTCCAGTACCTACTATTTTTTCAGAATTAATTTTTACAACACCATCATTTAATATAACCATTCTTTGTGAGATATTAAAATCAGTATTTGCAGTTAATCCTGAATTTGTATAGAAAGCCATATTACCTGCTGTATCCATATTTATAACACTTGAAGCTGTACCTTCTGATTGCCAATAACCTGCATTTCTATATTGAGCAGTTCCTATAAAAGCACCATTACCTGCTGTAACTTGCCCCATATATAAACTTTGAACAGATGAAGTTCCATATTTCATTTTGAAACCTGTATAACCACCTACTCCACCGCCTTGAGCATTAATTTCTAATTTACCTTGAGGCGAAATTATTCCAATTCCTAATTTATGATAAACCCTTGAATTACCATCTTTGTCAATAGTAAATGCTTCTTCATTTGCATTTTGTCCATAATGAAAACCAAGTTCATCTGAAGACCTGATAATTCTCATTGCTTCAGAATATGTGCTTCCTGGCTCTAAAAATTTTAATTGTGGTCCATTTGCAAAACTAAAAGTAGTTGCTTGAGTAGTAAAAGTTGCTCCAGAATTTTCTATAAACATTCTATCATCGCCACCAGTTCTAAAAGTCCATTTGTCTGCTTCTGCTCTTATATAAGTATTAGTGTCTCCACTATGATAAATATAATCATCTACATAAACACTTCTGCCATAAACTTGATCTGCCCAAATATCTTCCCACCTAACTGATGCTGAGCCAATATCATATAAATTTTCTGCAGCAGGCATTACATCTCCTGCAAAAGTTGCTGCATTGTTGTTACCTGCTATTGTAAAGACATCAGCACTTCCTGTTTCATTCCTTACAGTAAATGTTTCATTATTAGTTCCAACACTAAAATTTCTAGCTACCCCTTGATTATCTGTTAAATTTAATTTAGGATATGTTTTTCCACCTATTGTTACATCTCCTGCAAAAGTTGAGTTTCCTGATGTGTCTATTGTTAATCTTGAAGTAGCATTTGTAATTAATTGTAATTCGTGATTAGAACTTGTGCCTATTTGTCCTCTTGCAGATTGTGCAATGCTTTTTACTGTAGCACCACTTGTTCTTGTTATAGAAACTTCTCCGTTTCCAGCACTTGTTACAGCAATATTACCACTAGCTATATTACCTGCAAAAGTTGCACTTTTATCTTGATTTAATGTTAAAATTAAATTATTGCTTTGTGTATCAGTATGTGAAAAATATAATCTTGCTGAATCAGAACTCATAAAGAATTGGGCATCTCCAGAAGTTCCCCTTATAAAACTCAATAAACTTTGCTGACCTTTTAAAGCCATTTGCGCTGTTGATGTATCGCCACCTCCAACACTAACTTTACCTGCAAAAGTTGCTCCACCTGCAGAAGAAGTAATATCTCCTGATAGATATATGTCTCGCCATTGATTTGATGAGCTTCCTAAATCATTTACACCATTAGCATCATTACCATTTGAATATGTACTTACAAAAGCAACACCATCTTGTTTAAATCCTCTACCACCATCTGAAGTAAAAAAAGGTGCTTTTACATATCCTGCAAAAGTTGCGTTGGCAACAAATTCTACATCATTATTAATTTTACATCTAATTTGATGAGTATTGTTTGCACCTATATAAAGTTCATCTGATGTTCCTGCAAATATTAAACCTGCATTTGTTCCTGCAGTACCAATTCTTATACTTGAGGTTGCGTTAGGATTTACAGTTAATTGACCATTAAAAGTTCCTGTTCCTGCTGCTGATATATTTCCACTTGTAGCATTTACTGTAAACTTATCTGTATTAATTGCTAAATCTCCTGTAAAGGCAGTATTTCCACTTGAAGCAGCTACTGTAAATTTATCTGTATTTACTGCAAAGTTACCTGTTGAACTTAAATTCGTGTTTGTTGCCAAAGAACCATCTACTGTAATTGCACTTCCTGATTCTGAAACTATTGAATCTGCTATTACTTGTGTTGCTGACCATTTTGTTAGATTTCCTGTTGTTCCTGTTCCGTCTACTTGTGAATGATCTAATTTAGTCCATTGATTGTTTGCTCCTGCTATAACCCAATCTCCTACAGTCCAGTTAGATATACCATTTAATAAAGTAGTACCTCCAACACTTACAACATAATAATGACCTTGTGTTATAAAAGGACTATTGTCTATTGTATAGGCTTCTCCTGTTAACATTATGTCTGCACTTAAAGAAAGTGTTGTATCACTATCTACGTTTGAAACTAATGCAGTTTGTCCGTCTACTTGATTTACCACTTGATCTCCTACCGTTACTGTACTTGTAAAACTTGCCGAACTATCTACTAATTTATTTGCTGTTGTTGAAGTTGTTGTTCCGTTTGCAGCTTCTCCACCCCCAGAACTTAATACTGGAGAATTAGTATCTGCATCCCAAGAACCCATAAATCTTAAACCACCTGCTAAACCGTTTACTTGTGATTGTAGTTTACCAAATCCTTCAACTATTGTATCTGTTGCTAAAACAGAACTTGCAGAAGGAGAAGTTAATCCTGTTAATACTTTACTTGTTACTGAATTATTGTCTAACGTTACTGCACCACTTACATTACCTGTTCCGTCTACACTTGATATTGTACCTGTCGCTTGACCTGTTAAAGATAAATCTCTTGCAGTTTCCCAAGCTGTAGCTGTATCTGCGTTTCCTGTTAAATCTCCAGTTACATTTCCAGTAACATTCCCTGTCACGTTTCCAGTAACATTCCCTGTAAGATTACCAGTTACATTTACATTTACTGTACTTGGTAAACCTATTGTTACTGCTTGACCAGAACCTGATGTTTCTATTTCATTTGTTGTTCCTAAAACACTAAATGTTTGTGAATTTAAAACTACTGCACCACTTCCTGAATCTGTTGTAAAATCTAAATCACTTGCATTGTTTAAACCCTTTACATAAGCAGTTGTCGCTACTTTTGTTGAATCGTCACTTGATGCTTGTGTTGTTGCAGTAACACCATTAGCTAATACAGATGTTGCAGTTACATTACCTGTTAAGTCTCCTGTAACGTTACCCGTTACGTTTCCTTGTAAGTCTCTATGTACTGTTGCAGGTAAACTTAAACTTAATCCTTGACCCGAAGCTGCAGTTGTTATTTGGTTAGTTGTTCCTGTTATTGCAAATGTTTGAGTATTTAGGTTTACATCTCCTGTTCCACTATCTCCACTAAAGTCTAAATCAGATGCTGCATCTAAAGTATCTACATAAGATGTTGTAGCTATTTTTGTTGAATTATCTCCTGCTGTTTGTGTTGTGGCTGTTGAACCATTAGGTAAAACAACACCACTTGAATTTAAAGAAATAGTAAGTTTTTGATTTAATGCTACTGTTGTTATTTCGTTTGCAGTTCCTGCAATGTCTAATAATTGGCTATCTAAATCTACAGAACCATTTCCAGTATCTCCTTCAAAGTCTAAATCCTGCAATGTAACGTGACCTTGTACATAATCTATAATAGCAGCAGTTGTTGGTATAGAAGTATCGTTGTCGTTGTTTAAAACGCCATCTGCAGCATCTACAAACTTGCTAATTATAATGTTTTCGCCTGTATCTTTTAAAGAGCCAAATTCTAATATAGCAGTAACTTTAAAATCTCCTGCTGTATTCATAAATACCCCACTTGCTAATCCTGAACCGTCTGTTAGCTCTTTTAAACTTGAAGTTAAAGCAGCATTATCAATAGTTTTAATTAAACCTGAATAAGTATCTGATATTCTTGTGTTAAATAGACTTGCCATATTTTTTATTTTTTATTTCTTGTTTCTTTAAAAACGTTTTCAGTTTTTCTATATTTTTTTGTTTTGGTTTATATCTCATAATACCCAGCCATTAAATAATGCATCATAGTCAGGATAAATGTCGTCATTTGTGTTACTTGTGTATTCAGGATAATCTGACTGATTGAACGACATAAAATCAATAAAACGTCTTGAATAATATTCCATAAATTCACGAGCTTTGTCTACTAAATAATCTACTTCGTTCTTACTTACTGTTTCGCTTGTTTCTGATCTATGTTTAAATACACCACCATTTTTTATAGCATAACTTGCAAATGGAATATAATATACTTGTGCTGCCCAGATCAACATTGGCTGTAAATATGTGTTTAATAATGTTTTGTATTTAGCATTAGCTACGTCATCAATTTCTCCATTAGCAATTAATGTAGATATTTTATTATATAAGTCTGTACCTGTATAGTTTTGTATATCTATTTCTTGAGCTATCTTAATAAACTGTATAAATTTATCAGTATCTACGTTGCCATCTATTATGGAATTTCTAACTAAATCGGTTCTATTTATAAATAATGCTGTTGCCATAATTTTCTATTTTGGGTATGCTCCTTGATTAGGCATATTAACTGGTGCTATTTGTGATTGTTTAGTTCCTCTTGGATTCTTAATATAAGTTTTAGGTATCGTTCTTGTTTTCTTATAGTCACTTAAATCTTTAGATGGTTTTGTATTTTTCTTTAAACGATATAATTGTCGCATCCATTTATGTCTACAATAAATTCCACCTTTAAATTTGAATAAATCGTATGGTCTACCTTTATGTCCTAATTCTTTATTAACTCCTTCTCTTGTTGCTTTGTCAATATCTTCTAATCTATATACAATGCCTGATTTAGATAAACGCATCATATTTTCACAAAAATCTCTTGTTGAATTACTTGGTTTTTTAGAACCTACTACATACTTATATCTAATCTTATAGTTTTTAGAATCTAAATAACTAAAGCCATCAGGTTTAGCAGTAATTTCATCTTTTAATTGTTGAAACAAACTCTTTTTTTCATCAATACATATATTAGCCCAGTCCTCATTGCTTATGTCAGAACCTTCTTGTAATTCGTCTACAAGTTCCCATTCGTCATTTATTACTTCGCCTTTTAAATTTTCTAAAATAACTTCTCCAAGTTCGCTTGACATTTTTATCGGAATACAATTAGGTACTAATCTACCGTTCTTAACTTTCATTCCGTATTGTTCATATCCTGCTTGACAAGGTTTTTTTAAATCTATTTCATCGTGTGATTCACAAGGCATATACCATACCTTATCTCCTTCTTTGTGTTCGTGATGACCAGAA